TATTAATTCATTAGACAGTACACTGCAAATAATGAATACACAATTAGGTACTATGTCAGATATGTTAGATGAATTAAATGGCGTGGCGGAGGAAACATCATGACGATTTGCGAAAAATTCAAATTAATGATGGCATCATTTGCGGACATCAAGGCGGCTATCGCTGAAAAGGGTGGTACTGTTACCGGAGGATATGCCGATTATGCTAAAAATATCCGAAATTTATATTCTAATGATACATATGCACCCCAATATCAATATCCGACTGAAAAATCGCCAATTATGCAGTATTTAATCAATTTATATAACCGCATAACATTTTGTTATGCGGTCAAACAGGAAATACGGCAGGCAATTATAGACGGTGGTGTTGATGTTCCTGATGATACACCGTTTTCAGAATATGGTGATAAAATTCGACAGATTCAGTTGTTTGAGATAACAACAAATTTAATCAAATTTCGTCAAAATGAAAAATTTTCAATTCAGATGGAGGCGGTTGGGGGAAAGCCGCCATACAAATGGGAACATTCAGGATATGCCCCGAAAGGTATGAATTTTTCAGAAGACGGATTACTGTCCGGTATAGTAAAAACCGGTGGAGGCTCAGCATATCCATCAAACGACTGGACAGTGACAGATAGCACAGGAAAAAGCGTAACAAAACAAATCACTGTATCTGTCCTACAAGAATTGGTGCACATAAAAGTCGTCAAGGACACATTTATTTACGATGGAACACCGAAACAAATGGAGCTGCACTGTGAAGAATATCCCGATATGACGCTAACGGTCAAATACGGGATAGATAAATTGACAGCACCGATAAATGCAGGAACATATTATGCACAGTTATCCACACCATATGCCTATCGTGCGGAGGATTTTTCGCCACATTATTTAACAATAGAACGAAAATTAATATCATTCAATGCAGTTGAAAATCAATTTGCTGTGTATGACGGACAACCCAAGGAATATACATTGGAATTATCAGACACTGATGCAACATTCAACATCAGCTATAAAAAATATTCGTCAGATGATAAAAATAATCTATTACTTGCCGCCAAGGAATGTACACAGAATAAACCAACTGAAATAGGCAAATACAGCGTAATTTTTGGGTTTTATGGGAATTACCGAAGTAGTGCCTATTATCATTACGGAACGTTGGAAATAACGGAGGGACAGTGAAATGAGCAGATATTTTAAATTTGCATGGGCTGGTATGTTCCTATGCCCTGCACCGATATATTGGGTAATGATGGGGTTGGTTGCTGTTATTTTTGTAATGGGGATAATCGCCAACAAAATGGTTGACAATCCGTACGGTGATGCAGAACAACAGTATAAAATCACTGTCGGTTATATTATTGAAAACGGTAAATCAGTACCGTATAAAATATTTTATACGGATGAGCAAACCAACAAACGCACAGAAATTCCGTCTAAAAATGTGACAATTCAGCATATTAGCGATAGCATTTATGAAATTTATGTCCGTATCAAACGACAGGACGGTGACGGCTATGATTATGCCATAGCGAAATTGAAAAAATGTTCAGATACGGAGTATAGAACAGTCAAAGTTGAGGTCGGAAGGGAAGTGATATAATGCGTAAAGGCAGTACAATAGCGGCAGTGGTAAGTAGCATATTCCCGACAGTATTATTTATATTATTGGGTTTGAAAGCTGACTGCACCGCAGTGTATTTCATTGGTTGCATTGCATTTTCAATTATTGATTTTATCAATATGTCTGCGGTTTGTGCCTACAAAGAACGACAGTTGAAATATAAAAGCAGTGAGGTGCGGAAGAAATGCAAAAAATCATAAATAGACTGAAAAAAATGGGGTTATCGGCTACACAGATAATATTTAATCTGGTTACATCGGGATTGATATGCTGTACTACAGTATCAGGACATAGTATGATGCCGACAGTGCATGACGGTGACAGGTTGCTGTATAATCCGTTTTTCAAAAATGTTGAACGTGGTGATGTTGTAGTTATTTCGCATGGCGGTGATATGTTGATTAAACGTGTTATTGCTATTGGCGGTGACCATTTGACGATTAGCACATATGGCAGTGTAGCGATAAATGGCAAATGGCAGAACGAAACATACATAAATCCGCAGGAACAATCAGGCGAAAGCGTTGACATTACAATCCCTGATAATGAATTGTGGGTAATGGGCGACAACAGGGGACACAGTTTAGATAGCCGTAATTTCGGCACTGTGGAACTGGGTGATGTAGTAGGAGTAGTGATAATACGGAAAAATGGAGGCAATGATGGAAAATGAGCAAAAAGAAATGTGGGAACGTCTGACTGCGGTGGAGCAGTCTACGAAGTCGGCACACCACCGTTTAGATAGTTTGGACAAGTTGACCGAAAGCGTCCACATCATAGCCACAGAAACAAAGGCTATGCGTGAAGATGTGAACGATATAACGGAACGTGTGGACGAAATCGAAAAGAAACCGAACAAGCGATATGAAACAGTAGTTACTGCTGTTATTACGGCATTAGTCGGCGGTTTGATAGGTTATTTTGTTAAAATGTTAGGATTTTAGTATTTTAGGAGGTACATAAAAATGAAAGATTGGTTTAAAGCGGCAGGAATAAGAGCAATCAAGACGGTTGCACAGACAGCAGTTGCCACTATTGGCACTGCTGTTGCGTTGGGTGACGTCAACTGGGTAATGGTTGCGTCATCGGCGGCATTAGCAGGCGTACTGTCGTTGCTGACTTCTGTTGCAGGTTTGCCGGAAGTAAACAATGAAAAGGAGTGATGATTTATGCGAATTGGTATAAACTGCGGACACACTGTAAGCGGCACAGTCGGTTGCGGTGCAGTCGGGGACATAGATGAAAGCGTAGAGGCTCGAGAAGTCGGCTATGCTCTCGAAAATTTATTAAAAGGTGCAGGTCATACGGTGTATGACTGCACCAACGACCATGCCGACAGTGTCGGTAAAAACCTAAGCAATATTGTAAATATGGCAAATGCACAGCCGTTGGATTTGTTTGTATCGATACATTTCAATAGCGGCGGCGGACAAGGTACTGAAGTTTGGACATATAACGGGAAGTCATTTGAGGAGGCAACTAATACTTGCAAGGCTATAAGTGCGTTAGGTTTTAAAGACCGAGGCATTAAGGACGGCTCAAAGTTATATGTTGTACATCATAGCAATGCAAAGGCTATGTTGGTAGAGGTGTGTTTTGTAGACACAGACGATGCCAAAAAGTATACAGAAATCGGTGCAAATAAGTTTGCGGAAGCCATTTATAAAGGGATTACAGGACAAACAATAGAGGAGGATTTAACAATGTCACAGTATAACGAACTGAAAGATTTAATTGAAAAACAGGCGGCGGCTATATCGGCGTTACAGGAAGAAAACAAGCAGCTAAAAGCCGTTTTACAAAATACAATGGTGTATGATTATGTTGATAAGAATATGCCACCATGGGCGAGAAAAGCCGTACAAGCGGCAATGGATTGCGGTGCCATTCAAGGTGATGAAAACGGTCGTCTTGGATTGTCGTACAAGGATTTGAGAGCAATTTGTAGAGAATATCGCTGCGGATTGTATGATAAATAATTTCAAGAGGTGGCATTTTTGCCACTTCTTATTTTTTGCTTAAAACTATACAAAATAGATAAAATGCAGGCGGTGTAATTGTATAAAACATAGATTAACTATTAACTTTGATATTAAAGTATTGACTTTAATATCAAAGTATGCTATACTATAATCAGAAAATAACAAAAGGGAAATATGAAAGGAAGATTAAAATGAAATACAATCAATATCCACTAAATCACATTAAAAAGCTAATTGCAAAAGGTCAAGAGGCAACAACAGAATTTGATAATATAGATAGTTTTCTATACAATATCGATTGCGATTTTGATGAAGTTGAGTTTTTAGGATTAGGATTTAAAAATCCTGATTTTGACGTTGATAGTATTGAAATTAAAGAATATTATAGAATTGGTGAACCAACACTTAATTATGGCGGTACATATCAACATTCATACAACTTTGCCGAAGAAAGACCAGAAGCAGGGGTGTCAGTAGTTACAACAGGTTGGTTACATAGTTTAAAAAGTATATTTTTCGGAACTGATGATGCAAAAATTGAAAGCAAAGGTGTTTATAAAATCAAAGGTTTTGCTATTCCGAATGTTGGTGGTGATGATGAAATACTAATCATTCCTATGGATTTTGCAGAAAAGACAGACATCAAGACAAGAGATGAATTAGAAAAAGCAGTTGCAAAGCTTGATTAAAAAATATAAATCCAACGGCAAAAATACGTTGGATTTATAAAAGGAGGGACAAACAATGGAAAAGATAATAAAAGGGCGTAAATATAATACAGATACTGCAACAAGTATCTGTACATATGATAATGGACTGCCAAACGGTGATTTTAATTATATTAGTGAAGAATTATTTGTGAAGCGTACAGGAGAGTATTTTCTGTACTGTATAGGTGGAGCAAAGACCAAATATGCAAAGTCTGATGGTGATATGATTTGTGCCGGTTCTACCATAATTCCTATATCAGACGAACAAGCTAAGAAATTTGTTGAAAATTACAGTACCTCCGATGTGTACGAGGAATATTTTGGCGAAGTAAAAGAGAGCGGCGTGGTAGTGACAACTATACGATTGTCAGAGCCGATATACAAGAAATTGCAAGAAGTTGCACTAAAAGATAATAAAACTAAATCACAAGTAATTGCGGATTTGATAAATCAGATATAATGAAAAAACAACGGATAAATTTCCGTTGTTTTTGATATTAACAATATTTAATATTATTGTTGTATAGTAAATATTTGATATGCAATATTTTTGTACATATATAGTTGCAAAAATTCGGATATTAATAAATATGGCGTACCACGTCGGAATGGACTACGCTCCATTCCGATTTTTTGTTCAACAATAATAGATTGTTCCCAAATTTGTTTTTGACGCCAGGTGGTAGGGGGAACACCGAATTGTTTTTTGAAAGTTCTGTTAAAGATATGAGTATCGCAATAACCTACGCTTTGTGCAGTTTCTGTTACGGACGCGTTTGTGTTTTTTAAATACAATGCCGCGGTATTCATTTT